CAATTAAATTAGAGTTGTTCCAAAAGGCGGCGACACAGCTTGCCTATGGATGGGTAGACGAACACAACAAACGGAGATTCCGGGAGGTTGTGTTCTTGCTTGGTCGGAAGTGCGGCAAGTCAACACTGACCAGCGGGTTGTCTTTATACATGCTAATGGCAGACGGTGAGGCTGGAGCAGAGTGCTACGCAGTAGCAAACAAACTGGATCAGGCCAAGTTGGTTTTTAACGAATGTGTGAATATGCGCCATCAAAGTCAGCAAATCAAGATCCTCACGAAAAAGAGACAGTCTGATATTTATTTCCCGGCAACGATGTCATCGTTAAAGGCTATTGCGTCAGATACCAAAACAATGGACGGACTAAACGCACACTTCTTTTCGCTCGATGAATTTCACGAGGCGCGGGACAGCAAAGTTTATGACGTTATGATACAATCGCAAGCCGCAAGAGAACAACCGCTTGCATGGCTTATATCGACAAACGGTTATGTTCGGGAAATGTTCTTTGACGATAAATATAACTATTGCTCAAAGGTAGCGTTATGGGAACAGGGCTTTGAAGATTATAGATTATTGCCTTTAATATATGAGTTAGACGAAAGAGAGGAATGGGCTAAACCGGAGTGCTGGGAAAAGGCAAATCCCGGTATTGGTAAGATTAAATCGTTGACTACGTTAGCGGATAACGTGGAGAAGGCCAAAAGAGATCCGTCGTTCCTCCCCACTCTGCTTACCAAGGATTTTAATCTCCCCGAAAACAGCAACGCCGCATGGCTGACTTACGAGGCCGCCGTGAATGAGACAGTTGTGCCGATGGATTATTTGGAACATAGTTACGCAATAGGCGGCTGTGACTTATCCAGCACAACAGACCTCACCTGCGCATCGTTGCTGATAAAAAAGCCAGACGATGATAATTATTACGTTCTGCAAAAATACTTCCTGCCACAATCCCGCGTGGATGATGTTGAAAGCGGGAGCAAGCGAGAAGCTCCGTATAAACTATGGGCTGAGCAGGGATGGCTTCATATCTGCGAGGGTGCGGCGGTTGATTATCATGCTGTGACGCAGTGGTTTATTGATATGGTCGAACAGCACGATATCCGTCCACTCTGGATTTGCTACGACAGAGCTTTGGCCGGATACTGGCAAAACGAAATGGCGGAGTATGGGTTTGAAATGGTTAAGATTGCTCAAGGCGCGTACACGTTCACATACCCGATGAAGCGCATGGGCGCAGCACTGGAAGATCACAAGGTTGTATCCAACAACAACCCTATGTTGCGCTGGTGCTTTTTGAATACGGGCGTTAAAACGCTAAACCGCGACGGTATCAATTCAATCCAACCCGTTAAGACCGGAGCAACAAAACGCATTGATGGCATGGTATCACTTCTTAACGCTTGGGTCGGCTACTGCGACAAAGAAGATGAATACATGCGCTATTTACGATAGGGGTGATAATTTGAAATTCAGAAATGCAATCAAGGCGATTTTCGGCGGCATCAAAAAGTATGTCACCTCCGGTTGGCGGGAAATCGGCACCTACAATGCCACATTCTCCGCATTCGGGTCTGATATTTATGCCAATGAGGTGGTGAGGGCGTGTATCCGGACGCTGGCCGAGCATACAAGTAAGGCGAATGTCAAGGTCCTGCGGGATGGCGGTCCGGGTGACAGAAAGCTCCAACGCATGATTCAGTATCGGCCAAACCTCTACATGAACGGTAAAGACTTTTTGTATAAGGTGCGGACATTACTAGAAATCAATAACGTGGTGTTCATTTATATCATGCGAGACGAATTTGGAAAATGCGTCGGATTATATCCCATGCCGACCGCTCAATTAGAAGCGGTTGAGGCGTCTGGCGGGTTATATATTACATTTCGATTCCCGTCCGGCGTGGTAATGACGCACTCGTGGGAAGATTTAGCCGTGCTCCGCAAGGATTACAATACCTCAGATATTTGGGGCGATTCAAACGGCGCAATTCTGACAAGCCTTGACCTATTGAACACTACCAACGAGGGCATGGCTAATGCCATTAAATCAACGGCAAACCTTAGAGGCATACTCAAGACCACAAAAGCTATGTTAAGTCCGGAAGATGCGAAAAAGCAAAAAGACCGTTTTGTCGAGGATTACATGGGGCTGACAAATTCATCCGGCATTGCGATGTTGGACGCTACACAATCGTTTGATCCGATCGAAATTAAACCGGCGATTGCAAATTATAAGAATGTTGAGGAATTGCGGAATAACATTTATCGGTATTTTGGCGTAAACGAGGACGCGATACTTTCTAAGCTTTCCGGCGATAGCTGGGAGGCTTTTTATGAGGCGCGGATTGAACCTGTTTTAATCGCGCTTGGTTTAGAACTGACAAACAAGATCTTCACAGAACGAGAACGCGGGTTTGAAAACGAGATTATTTTTGAAAGTAATAGAATGCAATATATGAGTACGGCAAACAAGCTGGCGCTGGTGCAAATGGTTGACCGAATGGCTATGACACCCAACGAGTGGCGGCAGGTTATGAACATGGCTCCCGTTCCGTGGGGTGACGAACCGCAAAGCTGGCAGAACCCCAAGGCGACAGAACAGGAGGTCGATGATGATAACCAAGAATAGGAATTATAGGAGTTTTGAGGTCAGGGCATCCGAAGAGGGTGCCTTTGTTGAAGGCTATGCACTCGTGTTCGATACAGAAGAAGTCATGTACGAATACGATGGGATTGCCTACAAGGAACAAATCAGATCCGGCGCTCTTGACAGCACTCTGATGCAAGATGTGGTTCTGAACTTCAACCACGGCGGAAAGCCGGTGGCACGAACAAAGAACGGAACACTTGAATTGAGAGTAGACCCAGTCGGCCTATTTGTCAGAGCGGATCTCTCCGGCACAGAAGAAGGCCGGAGGCTCTATGAGGAAGTGAAAGGTGGATATCTAGATAAGATGTCGTTTGCCTTCACGATAAATGCGGACGAATACAACAAGGAACAACATCTCAGAACGATCACGGAGGTGAAGCGGATCTATGATGTTGCGATTGTTGATATTCCGGCATACGAAAGCACGTCGGTGCAGGCTCGTTCATTCTTTGAGGTGGAGGCCGAGAAGGAACGCGCGGAGGCGCGGAACGCTCTTGAACTGGCGAAAGCAAAATATTTTTACGGAGGTACTGAATGAATATCGACGAAATGAACCTCGAACAGATAACCGCTAGGCTTGCGGAACTGGATGACGAGGTAAGAGCAGCAACCGCCGCGGAGGCTGTCAACAAAGCCGCAGACGAAAAGAAAGAATTGCTGGCAAGGAAAGCTGAATTAGAAGACCTTGAACAGCGCAAACAGACCGCTCTTGATATTGCGAGCGGTATTTTAACGCCCAAAATTATTGACACAAGAAAGGAAGATAAACCAATGGAATTTGAGAACATGCTCCCGGTTGAAGTGCGTGGAACCGAAGAATATCGTTCCGCTTTTCTGAAAGGATTGCAGGGCAAGCCGCTTACCGACAAGGAAAAACGCGCATATGAGATGGCCACAACCGATGTGGTGGGCGTTATTCCTACGATGACGCAGGAGCGCATCTTCAACAAGCTCAAGCAGCACGCGCCGCTGCTGTCCGAGATCACTCTGTTGCAGGTTCCTGGCAATGTGACCTTCGCGATTGAGGGCACTAACAACGCCGCTGCGAAACACGCGGAGAATGACCTGATCTCTCCCGCCGCTGACACTATGCTTTCCGTCACCCTTGCAGGATACGAAATCGTCAAGGTACTTCGCATCTCCAAGACGGTGCAGGCTATGGCGATTAACGCTTTTGAGAGCTGGCTGGTTGATATTCTCGGCGAGAACATTGCAGCTAAGATTGGCGAGTACATCATCTATGGTGATGGTGATGGCGATCCGAAAGGCATCGACTATGCTGCTACTTGGACCGACAACACCAACGCTGTTGTTCCTGCGGGTGCGAAGTACCCGACTGCCGCTGAACTTGTCGAGCTG